AAAGGTGAATCTCGACACGCTTTCGCCTTACGAATTGACGCTCTACATCGATGCCGACACCCGCGTGAACGGCAGCGTAACGGCAGGTTTTGAGTTGCTTGAAAGCGGTTTTGATATGGCAATAGCACCCAGCGTCAATCAGGGTGGCACGAGCCTGATGTGGCACATCGGGTCGGACGACCGGCGCGCAACGCTAGACGCAATCGGCAACCCGCTGCCGCTCCAATTGCAGGCCGGGGTGATGTTTTTCAACCGCCTGACTTGTGCCCCACTTTTCAGGGCGTGGCGCGAGGAATGGTTGAAATTTGAGAACCAAGACCAGGGCGCTTTACTGCGGGCGCTACACAGGTGCCCGGTAAAAATCGCCCTGCTGGGGCGCGACTGGAACGACGGAAAACTGATTGAGCACCATTTTGGAAGGGCACGGAATTGAGAGTACACATAATAGTCGACCGGCTGGACACCAACCGCATACTACCGCGCAAGGCAAAATACCTGGCGCAGCTTAATCGCTGGACGGTTTCACAGGAAATCGACCCCGTTGCCGACCTGAATTATTTCATGAACTACATCCCCTGGCGGCAGCGGTACAATAACTGGCACGAGACGCCCATCGGCGGCTATTTCACGCACCGGGACGACAACAACGACACGAAAGCCCTCTGGTGGGACGACTGTGCCCGCGCGATGGATTTGCGCATCACGTCGTCGCGGCTTAATCTGCAATGGCTACCGGACGATACGCAATTCGCCCGCCCGCCCGTGGAGGTCGACAGATTCAAAATCACAAAGCCGCCCAAAGGCGAGCGCCCCGTCGTCGGCGTGTCAGGCTACAGTTACGGTGACGGGCGAAAGGGCGAACAGCTTATCAAGCGGCTTGCGCAATCACAGACGGGCAAACGGCTTGATTTGCGTGCAAGTGGGCGGGGTTGGCCCGTGCCGACGCATAAATACACCTGGGAACAGATGCCCGGCTTTTTTCAATCGCTTGACGTGCTGGTCGTGCCGTCACTCTACGAGGGGGTGCCGATGCCGCCGCTTGAGGCGCTGGCGTGCGGCGTCAAGGTGGTGATACCGCGCAACGTCGGCATAATGGACGATTTGCCCGACATCGACGGCATATACCGCTACGACTGCGGGGATGCCGACGATATGACCGAGGCAGTAGAGCACGCGGCATTTTCGCCGCCAGTCGACCGCGAGGCGCTGCGGGCGGTGATAACCAGAAACTACACCCCCGCAACGTGGGCACACGACCACATGATAGCCGTCGAAAATTTCCTATACGGGCAACCCGAAGTCGGAGAGCTTCCCGACTGGCACGGGCGTGCCGGGGTATACATGGTGGCATTTGGCGGGCCGTCGCGTAAGTGTGCGGAGACGGCAATCACGGCACTTAAAACACACATGCCGGGGTTGCCCGTCGCGCTTGTGTCCACAGAGCCACTTAATGCAGGCGAGGACGTTTTCATCAGCCTGCCCGACCGCGACATCGGCGGGCGCGTGGCAAAGTTAAAAATGGATGAGCTGGCCCCTGCCGACTGGCAGTACGTGCTCTACATGGATGCCGACACCGAAGTGGTTGATGACATATCGCCGCTGCTTCAATTCCTGGTCGACGGCTGGGAGCTGGTAATCTGCCGGGACATGGGCAAGTACGCGACGGTTGGCATGATGAAACGCCCCGACAACCTCGATGAGTGTAAAATCGTGTGGGATATGATGGGTAGCAAGGAGCTATTCCAGTACAACGGCGGGATGATGGGCTTCCGCCGCAACGGGCGCACGCGCCGACTTTTTGCTGAGTGGCAGCACGAGTACGAGCGCTTTTTGAAACGTGACCAGGGCGCGTTGCTGCGGGCAATCTATACCTACCCAGTGCGGATGCTGGTGCTACACAATCAATGGAACGCGACCGACCGCTATGATTTCCCACCCGGTAAAATTGCCGTGCTACACCACAACACACAGGCGCGGCGGTGGAGCGGCATAATCGACGCCCGCACGGACGCAAAACCGGCATGGGACGCCGTAGCCAGATGGGAGGCCAAACATGGACATCCTTAACCTCGGTGCGGGCAACCGCATAATCGACGGCGCGGTAAATCACGACATATGGCAGCACCGTCCGGAAATTGACGTTACACACGACTTGAACGTGTTGCCGTGGCCGTGGGATGATGACAGCTTCGACAACGTGACGGCGTGGGCTGTGCTTGAGCACATCGACATCACGCTGCTTGACGCGATGAACGAGTGCCACAGGATACTGCGCCCCGGCGGGACGGCTGATATAAAATTGCCGTGGTGCAAGTGCGAGGACAGTTACAACGACCCTACACACCGATACGTCGTTGGGCTTGGCATCTTCGACCTGTTTGACCGCTCCACAGACCGCGGGTCGAGGTATACATTTTATCACGACTCACGCGGGCAGGTGGTGCGGGAATGGAAAATCATCAAGGCATTTATAAATGACATCGGCTCATGCGTTGTAGGGCACCTACAGGCAGTAAAGGAGATACCGCCAGAAAAAGAGGCAGGCGATGATACAACTACGGATTAACGGCGACACGCCACAGCAGATATACGAGGCGATGCTGGCACACCACCCGGAGATACCAGAAATCGAGGGCGTCGTCACAAAGCGGGTGCTACCGTCCAAACGCGCCGTATACCCGTATCAGGCGGCGGTGATTTACCATCTCGCGTACCAATACACGGCGGGGCGGGCGCTGGAAATCGGCACCGCCTTCGGCTACAGCGGTACGTATATCGGCTATGCGATGCCGATGGCGCATAAGTTCGTGACGCTTAACCCGAAGATGAAAGAATACCACCACGCGGTACGTGCGCTCATACCGATACAAGCGGCGTCGGTCGTGGCTATGTACTCCTGGGATTACCTGAAAATCTACGACGGCCCCAACTTCGACTTTATCTTTGTGGACGGCGACCACGAGAACGTCGAGCGCGACCTGCCGTGGTTCAATAGGCTGAACAAAAACGGACTGATGCTATTTCACGACTACAGCCCGGAGGGGAGCGGACGGCCTACGCCGCCTGTGTATCATACCGTCAACCAGTTTTCGGAACGACTTGGACGCCCGCCCGACGTGCTGGTAATCGACAGCCGCAACGTCGGCATGGCGGGATTTTACAGGATGGAGGGCGAGACGTGGCAAGCATAGCGGACGGCACAATCAGGCTATACGGCACGCAAGAGGACATTTTCAACCGCATCGTAGTCGAGTGCCCCGATGCGCTCACGGCATTTGAGAAAAGCGCACGTATCAAGGGGCACATATTCCCGCACCAGGCTGTCGCGCTTTATGCGCTGGCGCGGCAATACGACGGCGGTGAGATGCTTGAAATCGGCACGCTGCACGGCTACTCCGCGTCACTGCTGGCACAGGGGGCACCGGCGGCGCACGTCGTCACGCTCAATAACAACGCAGACGAGGCGAAGGTGGCGCGAGTGAACCTTGCCGACTACCCCGGCGTGGAAGTCATCGAGGCGGTGTCGTGGGAATACCTTGCAGAGTACGACGGGCCACACCTCGACCTGGTGTTTGTGGACGGCGACCATAACCGCGTAGCCCGTGATTTACCGTGGTGGCACTGGCTTAAGCCGGACGGACTGATGCTGTTTCATGACTATTCACCCGCGACGGCAGCGCACCCGTCACCCATCGTTTATGACACGGTGCGGGGATTTGCGGATGGACTGCACCGCGAGCTTGACGTGGAAATCATAGACAGCCTGCTCGATGGGCTTGCCGGGCTGTATAAGAGGGACTTGGAATGATACCCTACGAAGAGGCGCTTGAGCGGGCGAAGGCGGCTAACGCTATGCTCTACAACCGCAAGCAGACGCGGCCATACAAAGAACGCGACGCCGAGCTTGCCTTCCTGTACAGCCTTGCCACGGATGCGCCCGACGGCCCGGCTGTGGAATGTGGCGTGTACCACGGCGGCTCGTTGCTGTGCTGGTCGTGTGCCCGTATCGGGCGCGGGCCTATCATCGCCGTGGATAACTGGTCGTCCAAAAACCACGAGATTTTCACGGCAAACGTGGCACGGTATTCGCTGGATGTGCAGGTGCTC